CAGGTACAGGAAATCAAGGCGGCGTTTGCCGACATGGTCGCACGCCTGCTTCAGGAAGAACTCCGCGCCATGACGCCATCCGAGATGGCGGAAGCGAAGGAAGCCATCTCGCAAGAGTATCGCTTCAAGATGTTGCAGGCAGCGCAGAACCGCGCTGACAAGATGAAGCACAAGATTTCCGACCAGTTCGCAGAGGGCGGCTGGGCTGAGAGCTTCAACGACTTCATCACCGACCTCGTTACCTACCCCGCAGCCATCGTCAAAGGTCCGGTTGTGCGCCGTCAGCGCACCCTCGGGTGGCAGCAGGACGCCTCTGGGCGCACGATAGCCGTTCCAGTGGATAAGATCGCGCCGGAATACGAGCGCGTTGACCCGTTCTACTTCTACCCGGAGCCGGGAATTTCCCGCATTCAGGATGGGTATTGCTTCCAGCATCACCCCTTGACCCGCACAATGCTGGCCGATCTGATCGGGATGCCCGGTTATGATGATCAGGCCGTTCGCAAATTGCTCGAAGAGGGCAACGGAAGCTCGTGGATCAACCAAGATATCGAGTTGATCAAGGACGAGGAGGAGCGCAAGTACCACACGGAGATGCGCCCGACCCAGATTTTTGACGCGCTTGAGTTCTGGGGCAAGGTTTCCGGCCAGATGCTCCGCGAGTGGGGCATGTCGGAGGACGAAGTACCCGACGCAGCCCTTGAATACGATGCGAATGTGTGGGTTTGCGGCAACCTTGTCCTCAAGGCCGTGCTGAATTACGACCCGCTGGGCGAAAAACCTTACGCGAAGACCTCGTTTATCAAGTGTCCGGGTGCATTTTGGGGTAAGGGTATCCCCGAAATCATCGAAGACCTCCAGAATGTCTGCAACGCAGCGGCCCGCGCCCTCGTCAACAACATGGGTATCTCATCTGGACCCCAAGTTGAGGTCAATCTGGAGCGTATCCCGGCCAACGAGGACATCACCCAGATTTATCCATGGAAAATCTGGCAGGTTACCAACGATCCGACCGGGTCTAGCGCCCCGGCAGTGCGTTTCACGCAGCCGGAAGCCAATGCGACCATGCTTATGGGCGTCTATGAGCGGTTTTCGCGCCTTGCCGACGAGCATTCTGGCATCCCGGCCTACCTTTATGGCGATCTGAACGTCCAAGGCGCTGGTCGTACGTCCTCTGGCCTCTCCATGCTCATGGGAAGCGCCGGTAAGGGCATCCGTCAGGTGGTCATGCACATTGACAGCGACGTGATCAAGCCGATTGTGGAGCGCCAGTACGTCTACAACATGCGTTATGACGACGACGAGAGCATCAAGGGTGATCTCCAGATCATGCCGCGCGGTGCGATCAACCTCGCCAACCGCGAGACGATGAATGTACGCAGGATCGAGTTCCTCAATGCCACGGCAAACCCTGCCGACATGGAGATCATGGGTCCTGAAGGCCGCGCCGCGCTGCTGCGCGAGGTCGCCAAGAGCTTGCAAATGCCGACAGAAGATATTATACCTTCGCGCGAGACAACTGCCCTTATGCAGCGTCCGTCGAAGGGACAGCCGCCGCAAGGTGGCGGCAAACCGACTCCGACACAGCCTGACGGTTCTCCCAAAGGGGGGCAGCAGGCCAACGTCGTTACAAGTAATGCGTCTGGAGGGGCACCGTGATCCGCCCCACTGACGAGGTTGTGAAGGCCATGGCCCTCATTGTGAGGCAGTACCCGCAGGTACTGACCTTTCTCAAGGAGTGGAAGGCCCACGAACTCGAACAGCTTCCATTCGCTTCAGGTGCTTCGGCAGTGTCACAGGGGCGCTGCCAAGTATTAGCCGAACTCGTGAAGTTGGCTACAAACTCCCCTGATTTGGCGGCAAAGCAGCCACGCTCGCCGACCAACCCTACGCATACCGGATAGGAGCGTATTAAATGGCAATGCCTGAACAAATTCGTAAGCAGATTGAAGCTGCGGAAGAGAAGATGAAGGAGATTTCGGGGTCTCAGGAGGTCGATGCGACCGATCCTGACGGCGTATCCGCGTCTTCGGATACTTCCACTTCTCAGGCTGACGATGCTGGGAAGACCGTTCAACCTTCTGGAGCCTCTGAGCAAGGCACCAAGGAAGACCCGAACTCTGACACGTATGCCCAGCGTTGGCGTACGCTTCAGGGGCAGTTTAACGCAGAAGTACCGCGACTGCGGGGCGCAAACAAGGAATTGCAGGCCCGTGTCGCCCAGTTGGAGAACCTTCTTTCGACGCTTAACAGTGCTCCCCCCGTCGCTGCGCAGGCAGCACCGCAGTCCGCGCAGAAGTTCGTGACTGACGACGACGTGGCCGAGTACGGCGAGTCGATTGATATGATGCGCAAGGTCACTCGTGAGGAAGTTGGCTCTATGCTGGGCAAGATCGCCCAGTTGGAGAGCACCATCCAGCACCTTACGAATAACGTGGCAGGTACAGTAATTCCGCAGGTTCAGCGTGTTGCACAGCAGCAGGCTGCGTCTACGGAAGAGCGGTTCTGGACTAACCTCGCGCAGCGTGTACCCAATTGGCAGCAGATCAACAACGATCAGGACTTCCAATCTTGGTTGTTGGAGGTTGATCCGCTGACGAATACTTCGCGTCAGACCCATCTGGAGATCGCCCAGCGTGATCTGGATGCGAACCGTGTCGTTGCATTCTTCAATGCCTTCACGTCGGCGTCTGGCAAGTTTGCGCCACAAGCGAATGCTCAACCTAATCGGTCTGCTTCAGAGTTGGAGCGGCAGATTGCCCCCGGTCGCGCACGCGGCTCTTCGGGTGCCTCTGCTGGTCAGACCGCGAAAACCTATACTCCGCAGGACATCACGAAGTTCTTCAACGACGTGCGTTCCGGCAAGTACAAGGGTCGTGAAACTGAGCGTGACCGTGTTGAACGCGACATCTTCGCAGCACAGCGGGATGGACGCATCATGCAAGCAAGCTAAATCTAGGAGACTACCATGTCTTTCCCCGTCGCCTCTGGTCGCCCGAACTACTCGGGCAACTTCATTCCCGAAATCTGGTCGGGCAAGCTGATCCAGAACTTCTACGACGCCACCGTTCTGTCGGCTATCTCTAACACCGACTACGAGGGTGAAATCCGCCGCATGGGTGATACCGTGAACATCCGCACCACGCCGGAAATCACGATCAAGACCTATGTGAAGGGTCAGACCCTCTCGGTCGAGAACCCGGACAAGCCGAAAATCCAGCTTCCCATCGACAAGGGCGAGTACTTCGCCTGCATCGAGGACGACGTGGACAAGGTTCAGTCGGACATCAACCTGATGGATACTTGGTCTAAGGACGCCTCTGAGCGTATGAAGATCAAGATCGATCAGCGCGTGCTGTCTGATATCCTTCCCGGCATTGCTGCTGCCAACAAGGGTCTGACCGCTGGTCGCATCTCCGGCAACTTCGACCTTGGCACCACCGGCACCCCGGAAGCCATCACCTCGTCCACCATCCTTGCCTACATTGTTGATATGGGTACGGTGCTGGACGAGGCTAACTGCCCGGAAGGTAATCGCTTCATTGTTCTCCCGGCTAAGGCTATCGGGATGCTCAAGAAGTCTGACCTTAAGGACGCCTCTATCACTGGCGACGGCACGTCCATCCTTCGTAATGGGCGCGTTGGCATGATCGACCGCTTCACGGTCTACATGAGCCATAACCTGCTCACCAGCGGCTCCGGTGCTTCTAAGCAGTTCAACGTCATCGCCGGTCACAAGATGGGCTTCACGTTCGCCTCTCAGATGACTGAGATGGAGACGATCCGTTCGGAGAGCACCTTCGGTAACATCGTGCGCGGTCTTCAGGTTTACGGCTATCAGGTCGTGAAGCCGGAAGCTCTGGCACATGGCGTTATCACGCTCTAATCAGTGGGGGCCTAGCGCCCCCATTCATCCAACTGCTCTGAGGAGATAACTCCATGGCTACCTACACCGACTCCCTTGGCTTCGACAAGGGTTCTACTGGCTTTCACGTTGCGGGTCTGAACAAGATCAGCCGCGTAGAAGTTGTTCTCGACTTTGCCAAGATCACCGCCGCCCGCGCCGCTGCTTCTGCGACGGCGCTCACCTCCGGTGATATCATCGAGGCTATCCCGCTCCCGGCTAAGTGCCTCGTCATGGCCGTTGGCCTCGACGTGACGACCGCTGAAGGCGGTACGCTCACGATTGACGTGGGTGATGGCTCCGATACGGATGGCTTCCTTGACGGTGTCAATGCCAACACCGTGGCCTCGTATCAGTCGGGCAACAACCTGACCGTTACGGCTGGTACGCCCAACGCAGTCGCTGGCACGCCCTACGCCTACGCTCTCGGCAAGTACTACTCGGCGGCTGATACCATCGACGTGGTGATCGTCAACGCTGCCGATGTGGCAGTGATGCGCCTCTGGGCGCTGGTGGTGGATTGCGCGTAATCCGATGGGGGGCTTCGGCCCCCCACCCTTTTCTTTTTCGGAGGATAGTATGGCGAACGTAGTATCTAATCATACCGAAGCAACCGGCACCCTAGTCTCCGGTCGGCGCAACCTACTCGGGTATCAGATAATCGGCGGCGGCACTGCCGGTGACATAATCTTCCGCGATGGCGGCGCTTCCGGTGCCATCAAGCTACAGTTTAATATCAGCACGGGAATACAGCCGGTTCAGTTGACCCTCCCTGCTGATGGCATCTTGTTTGTCACTGATATCCACGTCACACTACCGACCAGTGCAAAAGCCACAGTATTTACTGAGGCCGTGTAGTCATGGCGAAAACCCCAGCATGGCAGCGCAAGGAAGGTAAGAACCCCAAGGGCGGTCTGAATGCCAAGGGGCGGGCTTCCTACAACGCAGCAAACCCCGACAAGCCGGGGCTTAAGGCTCCGCAGCCTGAAGGCGGATCACGCCGTGACAGCTTCTGTGCCCGTATGAAGGGCATGAAGAAGAAGCTTACCTCGGCCAAGACGGCCAACGATCCGAACTCTCGTATTAACAAGTCCCTGAGAGCGTGGAACTGCTGATGAAGACCAAGGCCCAGAAGAAAGTCTCCAAGGTGATGCGCGAGTTCAAGGCGGGCACACTCCACAGCGGCGTTGATCCGAAGGGGCCGAAGAAGGCACCCGTGGTCAAGAACCGCAAGCAGGCCATTGCCATCGCGCTGAGCGAGGCCGGTGTAGGGCGGAAGAAGTGAAGAAGCCAACCAAGTCCAAGGTTAACGAGGCCGGGAACTACACCAAGCCAAGCCTCCGTAAGCGTCTGTTCAACGAGATCAAGGGCGCAGCGGTGCAGGGTACAGCAGCCGGTCAGTGGTCGGCCCGCAAGGCCCAGCTTCTGGCAAAGAAGTATAAGGCAGCAGGCGGGGGCTACACGTCGTGAAGGCCCCACAGAAATCCCTCAAGGACTGGACCGCCCAGAAGTGGCGTACCAAGTCCGGTAAGCCGTCCTCCAAGACCGGAGAAAGATATTTACCGGAAGCGGCGATTAAGGCATTATCCTCCGCAGAATACGCGGCGACAACCGCAGCGAAGCGCAAGGGTATGAAGAGCGGCAAGCAGTTTGTGCAGCAGCCAGACAAGATTGCCAAGAAGACAGCGAAGTACAGATAGGAGCCTACCATGGCAAAGAAGCCGATGATGAAGTTCACCCCCTGCTCCAAGTGCCCGTCGCCCGCCAAGTGCAAGGCCGCTGGCAAGTGCATGATGAAGGGCAAGAAGTGATATGAATAAGTTTCTCCGCAACAAGAACGACGGCTTTATCTACCCGTGGAATGAGTATCTCGCGGCAAATCCTCTCTGCGAGGAAGTCACCGAAGAGCAGGCGTTCCCTGAGAAGTTCGAGCCGAAGGCAGCGAAGGGCCGTAAGCCCAAGGTCAGCCTGACTACGGACGATATTCCCGAACCGCCGCAGGATGACCTGCTGGCAGACCTCAACGACGAACTGACGCGGAAGACGAAGGTATGATCCTTTCCGACGTAATTACAGAGGCCCGGAAGTTGCTTCAGGATACGAGTTCTGAGGCAAGCCTTCGGCGTTTCACGGATGAGGTACTCTTGGGGTTTGCCAACCAGACCTTGAAGCGCATTGCCCTGATCCGCCCGGACCTCTTTTCTTACGTCGGAACCATTACCTGCACGGCTGGCGAGGTTCTCCAGTCCGCACCTTCCGACTCCATCCGCCTCATGGAAGTCTTCCGTGTGCAAGGCGGCAGCGCCGTGCGCGAGACCAACCGGCAGACCATCGATCAGACTTACCCCGGCTGGGTGGACGCCACCGCTGGCGCTACGGTCAACTGGATGCGGCACCCCCGTAACCCGAACAAGTTCTTCATCTACCCGAAGGCTCCTGCTGCGCAGGTCCTGATTGGTGAGTACGCCAAGGCCCCGCCTGATTACGCCAGCGGAACGACGGTTGAGCTTCTACCCGACGCCTACTTCACCACGGTGGTGGACGGTACGGTATTCTTGGCCGAGAGCATCGACAACGAGCATGTGACCAACGGGCGGGCCAAGATGTTCTTCGACAGCTTCACCGCCAGCCTCGATACCAACTACAAGACGCGACTCTTCACCGATCTTGATAGCGGTGGTCTGGACAAGAGGGACCTGCCCTGATGGCTACGCGCACGTTTATCTCACTCGAAAACAAGCTGGCAGCGAACGTGCCGGGGTGCCCACGCCCTACGATTGAGCAGTTTGTGCGCGATATCGCTATTGAAGTCTGCGAGAAGACGCTCGTCTGGCGCTACGAGCAGGATATCATCCCTCTGACTGCTGGGGTCTACGAGTACGACTACGAGGTTCCGACCGACAGTGAAGTTGTTGCTATCATTCACTCAGCACTGCTTGGGGATAATATCTTTAAGGAAACACTCAGGCCGGTTTCGCAAGAAGACCTACATCGGCTGTATCCCGACTGGCCTTCGACTGATGTTGGTCGGCGCAGTTCGCCGCGTGTTCTCAGCCAGTTCGACCCCGATCACTTCGTGGTCGCACCGGTTCCAGATACCGCACAGGTGTATTCGATCAAGATGTTCTTGGCTCTGCGTCCTACGCCGTCAGCTACGACGATGGATAAGACTGCCATGGATGAGGTCGAGCAGTTGATCACCCATGGTGTGCTGCAACATCTGCACACTATACCTGATAAGTCATGGACAGATTACGGTGTTGCGTCCTACCACGCAAAGCAGTACACGTACAAGACAGCGGCCCGCCGCGCGAAGGCCAATCTGGGTGTTGCGCGGGCCTCCCTTACGGCGCAGATGCGCCCGCTTGAATAGGTGGCACGATGGCTGACGTTATCAAGGTTGTTCAGGGTGATACGAAGCCGCTGATATCGCTGACGCTCACCGATGATGCAACCGGGGACCCATTCGATCTTTCTGCTGCCACAACGACTGTTAGTATTAACTTCCGTGCAGCCGGTTCGACAGCAACTCCGCAGGTCATTTCTTGTGTCAAGACGGACGCCGCGAACGGCGAAGTGCAGTTTGACTTTTCCGGCGACATCCTCAACGTAGACCCCGGACTGTATGAAGGTGAAATTGTCGTTAGCCTCGACGGTGCGACACACACTGTCTATGACGTTCTTAAATTCCGCGTTCGCGCAGACTTCTAGGTAGGAGATAGTCGTGGCACTTAAGTATTCAGTCGCTGTCAGGAACGCGCAGCTTGATGCGTTCGAGACCGCTTGCGGTGTGTCCGCTATTCTCAGGATCAGGACCGGTGCGGCTCCCGCTAACTGCGCTGCGGCAGATACTGGCACAGTTCTGGCAACCTTGAACTTGCCATCCGATTGGATGGCTGCGGCTGCATCAGGTATTAAATCCAAGAGCGGTACGTGGGAAGACGTGTCTGCTGACGCGACCGGCACTGCCGGTCATTTCCGCCTCTACGCTTCGGACGGCACTACAGTACATGCGCAGGGTGAGATTACGGCAACCGGCCTCGGCGGTGATCTTACGCTCATCAATACGAGCATCGCTGTAGGTCAGACCGTGACAATCACCGGCTTCACGTTGACCGCCGGTAACGCATAAGGGTAGTTCACCATGCCAGACGTTTTCAACCGCGCGAGGATGACGACTGCGACGACGGGTGCGGGCACAATCACGCTCGGCTCCGCTGTCTCTGGACATCAGTCGTTTGCCGCAGCAGGTGTGACCAATGGCACCGTGGTGCATTACACCATCGAAGACGGAGCGGCTTGGGAGATTGGTACAGGCACTTATACGGCAACAGGCACTACGCTTTCCCGCACCCTAGTACAAAGTTCGACAGGTTCCCTTCTTAGCCTCACGGGCAATGCACAGATTTTCATTACAGCACCGCAGTCTGCGATTAGGAACCTTGATGCAGTAGACCCACCCGTTGCACGTACCAACCTTGGCCTCGGCACGGGGAACAGTCCGTCCTTTGCAGGGGTTACTACGACGGGCACTAACGGTGTCACCACCGCTGTGGAACTAGACTACAACTATGCAGCCGCGTCTCTCCCGGTCAACGCGCCAGCACTTGATCTGAACTTTGCTGGCTCAGAGGCCGTTGATAGCCGCGTGACGTTTACGCGCTCTACTACAGCAACCTTCATAGGGCAAAACGGCCTTCTCCAGTCTGCCGCCATAAATGTTCCAAGAATAGAGTTCAGTCCGACAACGCTGGAATGTCTTGGCTTGCTGATTGAGGAAACAAGAACAAACATAATTTTGCAGTCAAACACTCCGACTGTCGCCTCGTGGATATTCTCAAACACAACAGGAACCGCCAATACAACGGAGGTCCCTGACCCCGCAGGAACCAATACATCTACAAAACTGGTGTCTAATGCGTCTAGCGGCGCTTTGTTACAAGCTGTTACATCAACTGCCGTTGCCCATGCAGCGTCTGTGTGGCTTCGCACGGCCAGCGGAACGCTTTCAATTCAGTTGGCCCTATACAGGGCCTCACCCTTCGCTGTCGTAACCGCAACGACAGTTACGGTCACATCAACATGGCAAAGGTTTATTATTACTGGCACATTCCTTGACACAACGGCTCATAATTTCCAGTACGGAACGGGCACCAGTGCAACCATTTATAGTTACGGCGCACAGGTTGAGGTTGGACCTTTTGCTACATCCTACATCCCCACGACCACTGTTCCAGTGAACCGGGGTGCTGATATAGCGAGCGTGGCAACGAGCCAGTTCCCGTACTTAGCAACAGAAGGCTCGGTGGTTGCATCTGCCGACTATATTGGGCAAAGCGCAGGCGTCTCCTACTTTGCAGCTTTTGACGACGGCACTACAAATAACTTTATGGGTGTTCGCCGCAATCCGGGGGGTGATCCTTCTTTAATAAGCGCAGTGAGCGGAGTTAACCAAGTTGCTCTTACAAGTGCAGTTGTGGCCAACAACACTGCGTTCAAAAGCTCATTTGCTTACAAACTGAATGACTACGCCTTGACGCTAAATGGCTCCTTATCAGGGACGGATACTTCAGCAACTGTTCCAAGTGTATCTAGGCTTAGTTTGGGAAATATTGCTAATATTCTTCAGATGAGCGGCCATATCCGCCAAATCACTTACTTCCCGCGCCGCCTAAGCAATGCGGAGCTTCAGGCGGTATCAACGCTATGACCCTTCGCATTGGGTTTGACATCACGAACTTGGATAGGGTGAAATGGTAAAGCTGGTCGGAACGGGCAGGAACCAAGTCCCAACAAACAACATGCTTGGCAACATGGCCTTCCAGAATAAGGAGGGTGCAAGCGTTGACCTGTTGGGGCTTGCTGCTGGTACAGCGGCGGCACCTTCACTCATCTACACGGGTGATCCCAATACAGGAATGTGGTTCCCGGCGGCTGATACGGTCGCTTGGTCAACGTCCGGCGTTGAGCGCGTGCGAATTGACCTCAATGGCAATTTCGGCATTGGAACCTCTTCACCAGAGCAATTGCTCTCTATTGTAAGCTCTGCGGTGTTTCAGCCGCAGGTTCTAGTTAGCGCCACAGCAAGCAACGCCTTTGGTCCTTATTGGAATTCAAGAAAACTCAGGGGAGCATCACCTGCTAGTGCGGCTGACGCCCTTGGGACATTTATATTTCAAAGTACAGACACTGGCGGAACGGTCAGAAACGCAGCCATTCTTAGCTCTGTTTCGCAAGGCGCAGGTGCAACGTGGCACTCTGGATATTTTGTGTTTCAAACTTTTGACACATCTGGAACTGGGGGAAACAGGCTTGAAGTAAAAGAAACTGGGGTTGCGGTTCCAGCCGGAACAGTATCCTTGCCGTCTATTTCTACATTCGGTGACACCAACACAGGCATCTTCTTCCCTGCCGCCGACACCATTGCTTGGTCTACAGGTGGCGTTGAGCGTATGCGCATCAGTGCCGCTGGCAATGTCGGTGTTGGAACAAGCTCACCGGGTCATCTGCTCCAAGTGAACTCTACAGGTTCAACCATATCTGCAACTACGTCGTCCACGACGACACAATTTACTGGTCCCGGCTTAAGGCTGTACAACACGAATGCGTCAATGGGTACGCAGGCGGGACTTGGCATCGCAAGCTTAATCTTGGACGCTTCTGCCACGCAAGGTTATATGTCTTTTTTCCAGACAAACAACTCAGGCGGGTTTGTTCAAGACATCCTTCGCTACAATTATAACGCAAGTCTTTGGCAGTTCTATACAAATGCAACCGAAAAGCTTCGCGTTGACACCAATGGGAACCTCGGTCTTGGGGCGACAGCGTTTGGGACCTCTGCCGCAGTAACCCTTGCAATCGCAACAGGAACTGCGCCAACCACGGGTCCCGCCGACACCATCCAGATTTATTCCACAGACCTCACGGCGGGCAACACGATGCTGTCGCTCTTCACGGAAGGCACGGTTGTCAACGCCAACACAACCGCCGCCGCTACGCACCGCATTGCAATCCGCGTTAACGGCACTGTATACTACCTTCTTGCCCATACATCAGCAACATGAGGAATCACATGAAAATTGAACTGACGAACGAAGAAGCCAACGCCCTCGCCAACCTTCTTGACATCGCCGTCAAGGCTGGTGGCATCCGCAGCGCCAACGCCGCGCTGGTCATTTTCCAGAAGCTGGAAGCTGCCGCCAAGGCAGAGAACTCTGAAATCAAAGAGGCTCAATAATGGCCGTTTCGTATGAGTGGTCGTTTCCTTCTCTGGACGTGATCCACAATCACATTGACGAGCAGACTGGACTTGAGGTCCAGAACGTTGTTACCACGGTTCATTGGGTCTACGTGGCGCGGGATGGTGATTACACCGCATCAATGTACAGCACGGTCGGACTTCCCGGTCCCGGTCAGCCGTTTACAGCTTTCGAGGACCTGACCCCGGCAATCGTGCAGGGGTGGGTAGAGACCGCGCTCGGCGCTGATCAGGTGGCGGAAATGCAGTCGTCACTTGCGAATAACATCGAGCATCAGAAGCAGCCGAAAGGCGGCACCGTGGCTCCCCCTTGGTAATAAGGTAAACCTATGCTCGGCTTTAGCGCATTAGCAAAACTACCATTAGCAGTAGCAAGCCCAATTGCTGCTAATGCGCTTAATATTGCACAGGACGGTAACACTGTATCCGCTACGGGTACAGTGTTGGTGGTAGGGTCGTTAAGTGTAACACAGGACGATAACACTGTATCCGCTACAGGTGCGGTGCAGGTAACAGGGTCGCTAAGTGTAACGCAGGACGATCAGACGCTGGCGGCGGTCGCCATTACGACTGGTCTTTCGGTAACCCAAGACGACCAGACACTTTCTGCAACCGCCGTACTTACACTTTCCGAAGCCCCGTGTGTTCTACGCGCTGCTGTTGTTGTACACGCCATAGTTGCAACAGTAGAACTTTCTCAGGTTCCGGTTACTATACGCGCAGTTGCGTCATATGTCAGGCTTTCAGCATCCGCGTCCTACCCAAGGATCAAGTACAGGACCTGCTGGAACGTGGTTGCCGACAGGGAAGCGGCTTGATTTCCCTGACTATCTTGTGTACCAATAACGTATTAGTCGGAGCACGATATGGCCGTCCTCGTTAAAAACAACGCCTTCAGCACCCTTGCTTCCGGCATCAATACTACTGCCACGACGATTACTGTGGCGGCAGGCACGGGGTCCCGTTTCCCAGCCGCAGGCGGCTCAGACTACTTCTACGCTACGCTCATCAACACATCGAACGCCCTTGAAGTTGTCAAGGTCACCTCGCGCTCGACCGATACGCTGACCGTGGTTCGTGGGCAGGATGGAACGACAGGCACCGTCTACTCCGCTGGTGCTCGCATCGAGCTTCGTGTTACCGCAGCCCTCCTCGCAGATATCCGCGACTCGATCACCCCCGCTGATGGTACGGTCACGACAGCCAAGATTGTGGATGCCAACGTCACACTGGCAAAACTGGCGGCTGCGGTGCAGGCGCTTCTCGTACCCACGGGCACCGTATCACCCTATGCCGGTGCAAGCGAACCCACAGGCTGGTTATTCTGTCGTGGGCAAGAGGTAAGCCGGTCTACATACTCCACTCTCGACACTCTGATAACTACTACGTACGGCGCATATACGAACGGTTCTGGCGGCGTTGGCACGTCCCACTTCCGTCTTCCCGACCTCCGTGGTCGTGTCGTTGCCGGTCAAGACGACATGGGCGGCACATCTGCTAACCGCTTGACGGGCCTTAGTGGCGGTGTTGACGGGGATGTCCTCGGCGCAGCCGGTGGTGCAGAGACGCATGTGCTTACCATTGCTGAAATGCCAGCGCACACCCACACGGTTCCTATCGTGATAACTACCAACAACGCTTCAGACGGCGGCGTGTCTCGCGCACAAACTGGCACCACGACTTCTTCTTCGACTGGCGGCGGCGGGGCACACAATAACGTGCAGCCGACGATCATCCTGAACTACATCATCAAGACGTAGGAAGTGCCCATGCTGGATGATCAAGCACTCAAAGTTCTGAACGTAATCATGCAGTGGATAGTTATGCCGGTCGCTGCCTTTGTGTGGGTCATCTACAGACAGCAGCAGAAACACGACACGGCCATCGCGGTGCTTCAGGCCCAGACCGAGACAGCACGTCAAGCGCACGACCGAGAGATCAAAGAAATCCGCGAGACGAGCCGCGCGATCATGGCGAAACTAGACTCAATTGAGGAGGCACTACGCAAATGAAAAAGATGATGTCCGAGTATGGCGGCAAGGAAAAGTACAAGTCCAAGGGTGCCATGAAGCGCCACGAGGGCATGGAAAAGCCCAAGATTGAGCGCATGGAACGGATGCGCGGATACAAGGACGGCGGCATGGTTGTGAAGGTCAAGGGTAAGAACTGCTAATGCAGCTAACACCCAAGGACGAAGCACATCTCAAGAAGGTCCACCCGGACCTTGCCCGTGTCATTCGCCGCGCTGCGGCCATGTGGCCGCACAAGGATCAGGTGTTCTTCATCACCTGCTCCACTCGCACTTTGGAAGAACAGAAGAAGCTTATCGCCGCTGGCGCTTCGAGGACCCTGCG